GACGTGCGAGGGATCCAGCAAGCGTAGGTCGGCTGTAGATTGATGCCGCAGCAACGGTCACCCGTGCAGCGCCGACGGAGACCCGAGCCCCGGTTGTGACATCCCGGGGCTTTTTGCTGCGCTGGTGGGAACCGTGTGGGAACGACGCTGCTGCGGTAGCCTTTCGCCGGAATGTTTGAGCCCGCTAGGTCTTTGATCTGGTGGGCTTTTTTGTTGGTGAGCGCGCTGGGACTCGAACCCAGGACCCCCTGATTAAAAGTCAGACGTTCAGGGCTACCGTGGGATCACGGCGCATCCTGCACCCTTGATTTCATTGGATCTGGTCTCCCGGCTGTTCCCGTGGTATCCCTCCCGATCTCGGAATCTTGTGGGAACTGTGTGGGAACAATGAAGCTGACGAAGACCGTTGTCGAGAGGGCAGAGCCCCGGGCCCAGCGTTACCGCATCAACGACTCCCTGGTGCCCGGCCTCTGCCTGCTGGTGCTCCCCTCCGGGGCCCGCACCTACTACCTGCGGTTCCGCCAGCTCGACGGCCGCCAGCTGGAGCTGAAGCTGGGCACGCCGACGGAGCTCACCCCAGATGATGCGCGCCGGGTAAGCATGGAGCGGGCGCCTGGCCGTAGCAGCCGCTGCACTGACTTTGTGAAGAGATGTGACATTCACGCAGCGTGGCGCCTGCTGGCCCTTAATGTGTGGTCATGGGCGGCGACGCCCTGTACCCCGCACCTGGACAAATGAACACCCGCACCGCCATCGAGGCGCTTGGCCAGATGGCCACAGTGATCGGCTCCGCCGAATCAGTTGTGGCTGCCTTGCAGGCACTGCGTGACGGCACCACTGAAGATCAGTGGGATCAGCTCTGTGACAACGAGCTGATCGACGCCCTCATCTGTGCCTGCATGGATCTGGAAGACGAACTCGATGACTGAGCACCGGGGGGCCTGCGGGCCCCCTTTTTTGTGCCCAGCCGATTGTTACGGATTGCGACATGCACGCGGCGCAGCGCCAGTCGCGTCTCTACCGTGTCGTCAAGGGCCACGGCCCGGAACCTGGACATAGCGGCTTCGGCCGCAGCGGGCAGTCAGCCCGGCCCCGGTGGTGGCCCGACCAGGCACACCACAGAGCACCCGCCTGGTGCTCACCACACACCGGAGGACCGATGACTGACCAGACCCGCACCGCCCTCGCCCGCGAGGCCGAAACCGCTGCGCTGATCGCAGAACTGGATGAGGCATTCGCGGCGTGGTGCCGCTCCTCCGAGCAGCTGCTGCAAACGGCCCAAGAGGCCATCGCGTTGGCTGACTCGATCGAGTCGGAACTGGCTGACGCCAGCGCCCGGCTCGCGGAGTGGGACTGCTGAGGGCATCGCCCCGGGCAACCGGGGCTTCAGTTCACCAGCAGCCGGCAGCCCGAGCGCGGCGCCGCTGCTATCCACCATCCGCCCGGCACTGGCCGGTTCAGACCATGACCAACACCCTTCCCGCTACCGCTGGTCGCATCGCCGGCACTGCCGTCCGCCACCTGATCTGGCTGGAGCGCCAGATCGACTGGGCCGAAGTCGGCGCGATCGTCCTGCACGGCTTGCAGGTGCTGATCGTCCTCACCCTGCTGGCCGGCCGCGCCACGCGCCGCGCCTGGGACGCGCTGCTGCAGCTCAGCGAGCGCATGGGCCGCTGCTACAGCCGCCTGCTGCTGCCCGGCACAGCGTCCACCGCAGCACCCACCGCACCACCCGCTGTGCATCCTCTGCAGGCCCTGGCCACTGAGCTGGAGCAGCTCAGCCGCTCTGATCTCCAGCGGCTCGCTGGCAGCCGCCGCCGGCTGTCCAAGGCGCAACTCATCAACATGGCGCTGGCCTGCTGACCGCATCCGCTGACGCGCGGCCTGGTGCCCCTTCAGGGCCGCGTACCGTCAGCGTGTGGAACATGAGCACCGCCCCGGGAGGTCGCAGCCCCGGGGTTTTTTCATGGGCCGCAGAACACATCCGGGCTACCGGCCGCCACGCTGGTGCAGCCGCTGATCGCATCACCCACCCGCCCAGCGCCGCGGCCGTTCACGAACACCGTGGTGGACCCCACGGCGATCGGTGCCGTGTGCGTCGGGCACGGCTCACCCGGCAGCAGGTGCGGCGTGTTCACGTCGCCCTGGCGGCTCCAGGGGATGCCGTTCACGAAGACGTTGGGCGAGCCCTCCGCCCGGACCATGCCCGAGCAGTGAGCCACATCCGCATCACCGACGCGCGTTGCTGCGGGCACGCTCCATCTCCATCAGTTCCTGCAGTCGATCATTCCACAGGGCCGCCTCGGCGTGCTGCTCCGGCGTGTGCGGCGGCGGCGGGATCGCCGGCTCAAACCGCACGACGTGATCGAACACCGCCGGCAGGTCCTCCCACCGGCGGTAGGAACGCAGCACGCCGCCGACGATCAGATCGAACCGGCCCTCGGTGTTCATGGCTTCGGCCACAGCTCGCGCGGATCCTTGCCGGTCGCCATCATGCGGCTCAAGCGCTCGGCGCGCTGGCCGACCTGCTTCGCCCAGAGCGAGTCGAGCATCATCGACGCGGCCTTGGTGTAGTCGCCGGCCCTGATGGTCGCCAGGGTGTTCTTGAAGCCCAGCAGCCCGACGATGCCGAGGTTAAAGCTCATGTCGAGCAGCACCCGCTGCCGCACCTCATCGAGCTGCGCCACCCAGGGGAGCGCGCGCAGCAGCTCGCGCTCCTCGTTGGCGATGTCGTTGGCCAGGAGGTAGGCCGACTCCTCGCGCGTGATGCCACGGTCTTCGAGGTTCCGGCCGACGCCGATGGTCAGCTTGCCAGCGGTGCAGCGGTAGGGTTTGAGCCGCTCGCCTTCGTGGAGGCGGAGCTGGCTCACCATTGCAGCGCGGTCGATCATCAGCGCCGGCCGTAGGGGAAAGCACGGCGGCCCGCAGCGAGCAGCAGCTGCAGCAGGCTGTTCGAGCGCAGCTTGCTCATGCCGACAATCTCGCTGGCGACAAACAGGGCCAGGCCCAGGTATTCGGCGAAGTGTGCGTCCATGGTGTCCATTGGAATATCCTTCCAGGCTAGGTGTAGTGAAGGTAGGTGCTGAGGATGTACTTGGGCCCTGAGACCGGCGGCCGGCCTGCGTGCAGCCAGGGCCACAGCGGCGGGAACACCATCACCGAGCCAGCGCGAGGCTGGATCTGCTGGCCCCAGAGCGGGAACTCAGTGGCGCCGCCCTCCTCGACATCGTTGAGATAGAGCAGCGCGGCGAGGAACCGGCGTGCGCTGGCGTGATCGCCGACATCGACATGATCGGGGAACTCGTCGCCACCATCGGGCCAGTAGCGCTTCATGCGCAGCTCCTCGAAGGCCAGCTCAGCCGGCCACTGCACGGTGTTGATCTGCAGGTCGCGGCTGTAGGCCTCAAACACCGGCAGGATCGCGCCGAACGCCAGCTCATGGCCCTCCGGCCAGCACTGCGTCAGGTTGAGCTCGGTGAAGCGCGGCGCGTTGCCCTCGCCCTGGCGGATCACCTGATCTGTGACGCGCTCCTCGAAGCCCTCGATCAGCTCCCGGCATTGCGCCGCCGGCAGTCGATCGGGATAGAGCATCACGAGATCAGCCAGGCGCATGGGGTGAACCTTCTCAGGGTTCGGCCACTATGGCCCAGCCGGTTGCGGGCCCTTCGACCATCCACCGCGGGCCGAGGTTGCGGCGGCTGTAACGCAGACGAGCGCCCCAGTTGTTGAGGTAGCGACCGTTGACCAGATCGAGGTCGCCGAACGGGTCGTGGACGATGATCGCGTCGTCGGTGTAGCCGATGGCGCAGATCCAGTGGCCGCCGCCCGTGGGGCTGCCGACGGGGCCCTTGTGCAGGATGCCGAGCGGCACCGGGATGCCCTTGTCGATCTGGCCCTCGATCGTCTTCCAGGTGGCGTTGCGCACGAAGTGTGCCTCGACGCCGTAGGACTGAAGCGCCTTGATCTGGCTCGTCGCCTCGGTGGTGTCGCCGTAGCGCAGCACGCGGCCGAGGTAGGCGTCGTCACCGTTGGGGCCGGTGAGCGTGCCGGGCTTGAGCGCTTCGAGCAGCATGGCGCAGGAGCTGCTGAAGCACATCCGCAGAGCGTGCTCAGTCGCGCTGTCGCGCTGGCTGAAGTAGCGGACCTGGATCGGGTTGCTCTTGCTGCGCGGCTCCTCTTGCTTGCCGGCTGCTCGCCAGGTCTGCACCCAAGCGCTGTCGGTCTTCTTGAGGCTGGCGGGCACCGCCTCCCACAACTGCTGAATGGCGGCTCGCTGATGCGGCAGATCCTTCCAATGCTGGAAGTAAGGGATCAGATCGCCGATCAGCTCCTGGCTCATCGCGGGCGCGCCTCGACCGGCGGTTCTGGCCCAAAGTGTAGGCGCGGATTCATCGTTGTCACCGCCAAGGGCATCACCAGGCTCAGCGCGATAGCGAGGATGACGCCCTGGGCGACGCGCTTCTC